GCGTAGCATTCTCCAACTTCGAGCGCGAGCGGCGACGGATTTCAGAAAAGTTGAGCCGTCGCCACCCGCCTGAGCGCGTGGTAGCCTTGCTGCAAGGGAGTCAGCATGGACACCGCCGCGTGGTATGAGCTTGAAACAGACGGCGCGAGCATCCGCGTCGACAACTTCCTAATCCCGCCATCAGTCGGAGACTTGCTGACGATCCATTGCGGCGACGCGTTTATCCGCTACGTGGTCGGCAGCATCTCCAGCCGGGTCGAATCTGTCGGCCGGTCCGCCGTCCATGGAGGCGGAGAGATTCAGCACGCTGGATCAGCCGTCACCGTGCTTCACCTAAACCCAGTGGTGCATTGATGGGACGCAAGGCCCACCCAGGATCGTGGCGATTGTCCCACGTTGCCAAGCTTGAGGAGATCGAAGCCGCAGCGATCGAGGGGAAGCAGTTCACCGCCGCCGTGACAGCCCGCCGCCTGATTCGCCTCGACGCAAGCGAGGTGGAGGCTGAACGCGTGGCGCAGGAGATCGCCGCTATCCCCGATCCGATTGCCCGAGCCGAAGCGACCGCCCGCGCAGCCTTGGCGGCGGGATCCTTTCTCGCAGCCGAGCGAGCCAACCAACGCGCCGACGAGCTCCGCCGCATCGCCGCCGACGAGGAGCGCCAGCGCCAGATCGCCGCAAACGAAAACCTCACCGACGAGGAAGCCGTGCAGTCGCTGATCGACGAGCTGCTGAGCGCCCCCGCACCGCAGGCCGCCCAGGTGCTATACGCTCTCCAGCGTCGGCCCGATCTCGCCCCGGTGGCAGAGGCGTGAGCATCCGGGGCGCGCTCACACGGTCGCGCGTCGTCCGTAGCCGTGCCGAAGCGGATCCGCTGGCGCACATGCGCTGGCTCCCACCGCAAACGGCTCTCTTCCGCTGCACCGCCCCGCGCGCCCTGCTCCGCTGCGGCAACCAAGCTTACGGTAAGAGCACCGCCGGTCTGGCGGAGCTTGTCTGGCGCTGCCTTGGGTCGCACCCCTACAAGCAAGTACCGCGCGCCCCGATCGAAGCGTGGATCATCTGCGCCTCGTGGTCGCAGTCGCTAGCGATCCAAAAGAAGCTTTGGGAGCTAGCCCCGAAGGCCGTGCTCAGGCCAGGCGCCCGGTATGACGAAGTGAACGGCTTTGGCGCTCACAGCCCGTGTCTGCGTTTTGCAAACGGGTCGATTATCCGCGTCAAGACAACGAACCAGAACGCCCTAGACTTGAGCGGCGCCACGATTGACGTGGCGATGTTCGACGAGCCGCCGAAGTCATCGCGCCTGTTCGGCGAGATCCAAAAGCGGGTCATGGCGCGCAACGGGACCGTGATTCTCACCCTGACGCCGATCAACGCTCCGGTTGACTGGCTGCGCCGCGCGTGCGCCGAGCAGCGTATCATCGATTTGCACTTCCGCCTCGAACCGCAGTACCTCATCCCCGAAGGCTTCCAGGAGCCGCGCCGCCTGATTGACGGCACGATCTGCGATGCTGCATGGATCGCCAAGATCCGCGCCGAGACGCTAGGCCACGAAGACCCGATCGTCAACGACGGCGAATGGGAGACGCGCACCGAGGGCCGTGTTTTCCGGGCCTTCCGTGACGGCGGGCAACGTCCGCACGTTCACACGCGCACCACGCATCGAGACGTCAAGCTCGCGCTAGGGATCGACCACGGTGCGGGCGCCGGTCGCGAGGTTGCCATGCTCTGCGCAGTCGACGAGGCCGGCGAAGAGCCCGCCGTCTACGTGCTCGACGAGTACGTGAGCAGCGACGAGACGACCGCCCGCGAGGATGCCCGCGCGATCATCGCCATGCTGCGCCGCCACGGGTGGGTTTGGTCAGACCTCGACACCGTCTATGGCGACAAGCCCTATGACAAGGCGACCGGACGAAAAGGCAACTTTGACATTGAGGATGCCCTAGCTCGCGAGCTAAGCCTACCGAACCGCGAGAGCTTGAAGCCCCGCATTCACTCGTCGAAGCGCGGCGCCAAGATCGACCCACGCGGCGACAAGGCCAACGGCGTGACGTGGCTGCACCGCCGCATGGTTGAGGATGGCGGATTCAACGTAAACCCGCGTTGCAAGCGTCTGATTGAGTCAATAAACAAGTGGGACTTCACCGACGCGTCGGAATGGAAGGACGCGATCGACGCTCTGCGGTACGCTTTGATTCCGTGGTCGCGCAAGGTGCGCAGATATGCTAGGCCAAACCCAACGATGAGGACCGCATGATCGAGCCTGTCCCCGCAGACGAGCGTGACGCCCGGCGCTGGCGAGAGCAGGCCAGACGGCGGAGGATGCTTCACGGCCAATGGGTCGAGGATGCCAAGGATCTCCAGCGTCAGGCGATGGGCCTGATCCGCTCGGACGCGCACGGGCCGCCCGACCTTAGCAGCAACGTGTTTGCTGGCATCTGCCGAGAGCTGGGCATCCACTACAACGACGGCGTGACCATCGGCCGCGAGATGGGCTCCGAGGACGCGACCGCGCTCGACGAGATGACAAAGGCGTTGGCGAAGGCGGGGCACGCCGCGATCATGCGCACCGCGATCGTGGACGTGATCGGAATTCGCGAGATCTTCGTGCGCGTCTCCGAGCGCACCGGCCGCGCAGCCAATCGCAACGGTCGGATCATGCTCCGACCGGTCTACCCTGACTGCGTGGTCGCCTACTCCGAGCCCGACGCGCCAGACGTGCCGGTGAGGATCGAGGAGATGCGCCATCGTCGGATCAACGGCGTGGATTGTTGGACGTGGGACGTACTCGACGTGAGCGACCCCGGAAACCCGATCTACCAGATCCACCGCGAGACGAGTGCGGGCGGGCCGCGTGAGGACATCACGACGCTCGTTCTGGGCGCCCGCTTTGACGGCGATGCCTACCCCTATCGACTCAACGGCGAGCCAATCCTTCCCTATGCGGTGTACCACGCGAGCGTCTGGCCGGCGCTCTGGGGCTACACCGACCTTGCCGAAGTCGTTGACGGCACGCTGCGGAGCGCCGTTCACTGGACGTTCTTTGGGCACGCGCTGCGCAACGCATCATGGCCGCAGCGGGTCGCGATCGATCTCCAGCTTGCCCCGGCATCGCTGGATGGCGAGAATGGCAACCGCCAAGAGATCAAGGTTGACCCAGCCGCCGTCCTCCAGATGCACACCAAAAACGACGGCGACACGGCGTCACCTCAGGGTGGGCGGATCGACTCGTGGACCACGTCGGTGGACCTGCTTGATATGTTTGAGGCCGTGATCCGCTACGAGCGCAAGGTAGCGTCTGGCGCCGGCGTGTCCGCGTCCGACTTTGAGCGGCAGGAAGGCGATCCCCGCAGCGCCTATGCCCTGCTTCTCTCCAGCGACGGCAAGGTCCGCGCCGCCCGCGCCTATACCGAGGGCATCCGGCGCGGCGATCTCCAACTGCTGGAGATCGTCGCCTGCATCCTCGGACTGCCGGCCGACGGGTGGACCATCGCCTATCCGGCCGTTCCTGATGCGCTCGTCATGGGTGAGTCGACCACGCCCGAAGCGCCCGAGCCCGAAGCGATCGCCGACGGCGCCGAGGTCCCCGATCCTGGCGATCCGCCAGAGCCGCCCATCGCTCAGGACCCCGAAGAAGACGCACAGGAGGAATCTGCATGAGCACCGAGAATGAGGGCGCGCCCGCTGGTCAGGCCGCAGGCGAACCTGGACCCGTCCCGTATAGCCGCTTCGCTCAGGTCAACGCAAAGGTTGGCGAGCTTCAGGCCTCCACCGAAGCAGCAAAGGCCGAAGCAGCCGCAGCTAAGGCAGCCGCAGCCGAGATGGAGACGCGCTACCGGTCGGAGTCGGCGTCATGGCACGACGAGCGCGCGATCATGCAGCGCGGGATCACCGATGCTGAGGGCGTCGCCGTGGTCAAGACGCTGTTCAACCTGATCCCGACCGAGGCGAGGCCCGCCGAGGGGATCGCCGGCTGGCTCGGCTCCATGACACCCGAGACAGCGCCGATCCCGCTGCGCCCGTACCTTGCTGGCAAGCCCGCCGCCGCGCCTCCTCAGGCGAACGCTGGCGCCACGCAGCGCGTTGCCGAAGCACCGGGGACCGTGACGCACGCGACCTACCGGGCTGAGCTGGCGAAAGCGCAAGCGGGAGGATTCGAGGCGCTGAAGGCGTTTCAGCAGTCGCCGATCTTCAAGCTGTACACCGGCACGACTTGACGCCTCGCGCATCCCGTTGTACGACACCAGCATACCGCCACCGGGTCGCGCCCGTCACCAGCGTAGCGGATCGAGGAGCGAACCTCTTTCCCCTACGGGTGACACATGGCAAACGAGATCCTGTACTCCGGCCTTGGCGACCAGCGCACCGCCGAAATCCTGTCAATGAACGTGCTTCTGCTCCTGGCGGATCGGAACTTCCTTGGCAACCATCCGGCGCTTTGGAAGGCGCCGCGCCTCAATGGTACCGGCTCGCTGGCGGTTAAGGTTCCGCACGTCGGCCTTTACGGCTACGATGCGATGGTGGCGCCCACCAACGAAGACGACTCGCAGGCCAACGTTGCAATCACCGACTCCAGCACGGTCATCACGATCGCGCGCCAGTCGTTCGGTCGCGAGATCAGCGGCTCCGCGCAGGTCACTGACCTTGGCACCCTTGGGCCGCAGGCGTTTGCCGCCGATCTCCTCGGCGCCTACAACGCCCGCCTGACCAACCTTATTGCGGCGATGCCTGCGGGCTTTGCGACCTCGGTTGGCACCAGCGGCGTCAACATGTCGGTTGCCGACTTCTTGGCCGCTCGGGCTGCCCTGCTCGCCGCCAACGCTGACGACGGCGCCCCGCTGCTCGCCATGCTTCACGGCGTGCAGTACTCCGACCTGATTGCCGAGCTCGCCGTTACCAGCGGCGGCGCGGTGCAGTTCCTCCAAGCGACGGCCGATCTGGTCCAGTCGCGCGGCGGCGGCTTCAAAGGCACGTTCCTCGGCTGCGATGTCTTTTCGAGCAACCGCATCCCCACCGCCAACGCGGGCGCGGATCGCGCTGGCGGCATGTTGACGCGCGGCGCGGTCCTTTGGGCCGACGCGCAGCCGTACCTGGACGACCCCACCCAGCAGATGCTGCTTGGCGATGTGGTCCTGATGGAGCGCGACCGCACCGCACGCAGCGACAAGACCGCATGGGTTGGTCACGCCTACCTCGGCGTGGCCGAGGGCATCGACACCCGCGGCGTGAAGATCGTCACCGACGCGTGAGCGTCCTCTAGGAGTCTGCACCGATGGCAAAGATCCAACCACAGCCCGCAGCGGCGAAACGGCAAGATAACGGCGGCGGCTCCGTCGTTGACCTGCTCGGATCGGGCCACGCGCAGAACAGCGCCACGCTGCCGGTGCAGGACGCCAACGATCCGTTTCTGCTCGCAGTGCATCCCCTCCGCTGGCAGGTGTTCCACGGCGCGATCATCCCCGATTTCCAGACACTCAACGCCACGCCAGGCGCGAACGGCTGCGGGCTGATCAACGGCCGGATCGACACCAGCGGGCTGGTGTCCTCATTTGAGGCGCGCGGCTCCATCGTCCTGAAGGACACCACCGCGTACCTTCGCAAGACGGCCTGCACGCGCGGCAACCACTACCACACGGCTTTCGAGACGCTGATCCCCGGATCGGCGGCGCGACGTTCGCATCCTGAGCGGCTGGTCGAGTATGTGAAGACCCTGATCACCACTGGCAAGATTCCGGCACCGTCGCGTGGCGCGCTGGAGATCCTGCTAGAGCGGGTCAAGTCCGACGCCGACAAAGCCATCGTAGAAAGCGCCATCGCGGTCTGTACCGACGACAACGCCACAATCGCAGACGCGCCGTCTGACTCGGTGTCGCTGTGAGCGAGCAAGACCGCATCCGTGAGACGGTTGCGCGCGGCGTCGAAGAGCTGCGGCGCGGCGGCATGAACCGCGACCACGCAAACCGCGTGGAGCGCGAAGCCATCCAAAAGGCCGAACGGGCGCGAGAAAGCGCCGACAAGGTGAAGAAATGAGCGGCACCGCTTTTCGTTCGGTCGATCTGACCGGCGACCTTTTGAACGATCGCTTTGTCGTCGTGATCATCACGACCACGAACGCGACCGGTGGCAGCACCGACGCGATCTTGACGATGCAGCTCTACAAGGCTGATGGCACCACGAAGGTGTCGAGCGCCCGTCAGGTGCAGGTCATCGTTGGCACCGCGCAGTATGCGCCGTCGGCATCCACCGCCGTTACGTTCTCCACGGCAACGGCCGGCACGATCAAGGGCGGCGGGTCCGGGTATCGCGTCATGGAAACCGACGCGACCGGCGCGTTTTCCTGCAAGATGGTCAACTCATCGGACGGCACCTACTACGTGGCCGCCCACGCCCCGTTCGGCGTTGCGTCGGGTGACGAGGGCAAGCAGTCCTGCGTCATCGGCTCCACGTCCGCCTCCGTCGTCTGGTCTGCCTGATGCCAACACCGGACACCTACAGCGCCCGGTTTACGCTGCCCGATCTGATCGAGCGCGGCGTTGCTGGTGTGCTGCGATGTCCGATGTACCGCTCTGGCGCGCTCGTCGCCCCGAACAGCGGCACCGTCACCGTCTTCGACGCGTCCGGTACCGCTGTCGTGGATGCTGCTACAGCGACGATTACCAGCAGCGTAGCTACATACTCATGGACGCCACCGACCACGCTTACGCTGGGTGAACGGTGGCGCGTCCGTTGGTCGCTGGCGATGCCCGACGGCGTGACACACCGGCCCGAGAACGAAGCGGCGCTTGTCCGTGCTCGTCTCTACTGCCCAATCACGGAAGCCGATCTCTACCGCGTTGAAAGCGCGCTCGATCCATCGGGATCGGCGCCGCTTACCTCGTTGTCGAGCTACGCCGACAAGATCGACGAGGCGTGGAATCAAGTCCAGCTCCGGTTGATCGAGACAGGCAATCGGCCGAACCTAATCATCGGACCGAGCGCGCTACGTCAGGTCACGCTTGATCTGGCGTTGGCGCTGTGTTTCGCAGACGTTGGGTCACGCGTGACCAACCCGACGCACGCCGAGACCTCCATGCGCTACCGCGCCGCCTATGAGTCCGCGTGGCTGCGCCTGTCGCTGGTCTACGACACCACCGACACCGGCAATACCGGCGCCCAAAAGCGCCCCGCCGTGCAGTCGATTTGGCTCGGCGGCTGGCAGTCGAACCTTGGGCGGATCCTGTGAGCGCCACCGCATCCACGATCGTCGCGAGCATCGCCACCGCGATTGGCTCCGGTCTGCCGACGTGGTCGCGCTCGCCTCGCCCCGCTCCTGATGCCTGGCCGCTCGACGGCCAGGGCATCCAGCATCATCAATGGTCGGTTGCTGCAAACCGCACCGAGGTCATCGGCGGGTGGCGCCCAACAGCGTCTGGCGTTCCAGGCGAAAAGGTAGCGCAAGCCCGCACCGAAATCGTGGTGCGCTGGTCCGCCAACCTCCGACCGGACGCGCCGCACACGGACTACACCGCCGGTCTTGCCGACCTTGACGATGTGACGGTCGCTGTTGCCGGTGCGTCGATCACGGGCATCGGCCAAATCCTCCTCACAGATGCGACCTATACGCCGATCGCTGATCGGTGGCTGCTCTGTGTCGCCGCTTTCACCTGCACGCACACCTTGACCCTGAGGCCCCAAATGGCGCTTTCAACCGTTATCAAAACCACTGGCGACGGGTCGATCGTGCTGTCCGATGGCACGGGGACTCCGCTGACGTTGGCTGTCCGGTTCTCCAACGGCGACGTGAACGTGGGCGGCCTGACCAACAGCCTTCGCGAGGTGACCACGATCGTGGCGCGCCAGAAGACGATCGGTTTGCGCAAAGGCGCCCCGGTCTATCCTACCGTGGCATTTTCGTGCTTCATCACCGATCTCGGTGAGGCGACCGCCGGAACGATCTTCAACTGGGAGGGCAAATCGGCTCCCTACGCCAGCCGCTTGAAGACGCACAGCATTGGCGACCTCGACACGTACAATGTGAAGCTGACGATCGAAGGCACCGACCACGGCGACGCTGCCGACCAGATCGTCAACATGAAGGACGTTCACGGCACTTGGACGTTCACCGAAGAAGACGGCGGCAACAAGGCCGCGTTCTCGGGCGTCATCTACGGCGACGTGGTACTCACCGATGCGGGCGCGGTTTCGACCACCTTTGCCGCGCCCCGCTAGGAATCTGCATGTCCGACGAGAAGCCAGAGATCACGCTTGGGGGCAAGCCGATCGCCATCGGAAAGCCTCGCCCGTCGCTCGTCCTGCCGATCGCCGTTGTGGCCGCTCACAACGAAACGATCGCCCAGGCCGCCGCGCTCGGGATCTGCTGGGAGGCTGGCACCGAGAAGCGACCGCCGGCTGCCTACCGCAACTTCAAGAGCAACCCGCAGACCTACGGCGAAGCGGTGATTGACCAGCTCACCGATCGCGGCCTGAAGTCCGACGACATCATCCGTGCCGGTCGCAAGTGTCTGGCTTGGCTGTGGGAGTCGGTCACAATCACCGCCACCGAGCAGGAGGTTGCGGAGACGGTGGGAAACTCCGAGGGATCGGATTCGACGCCTTAGAGGTAGCACGCCTCTGGGGCAAGGATCCCGACTGGCTCTATGAGCAAGAGCACGGGGTGCAGGTTGACCTGCTAGCGTGGTACCGGATTCACATGGAGGGCCGCCGAAAATGACGACGACGCCCATCCTCATGAACGGTACCGGCACGGTCTTGACCAGCACGCTGGATGACCTCGTGCGCCGCATGATTGACGGCGCATCGGGCGGCGCATTCAAGGTGCTGAACCGCCACCTTCAAGCGGTTGAAACAGACGCGGTCAGGTCGGCACCGGTCAAGACCGGCACTTACAAACGCTCCATCGCGCTGTCGATCCGCGTTGACTCTGGCGGCGTTCGCGCTCGTCTGTCGGCTGTCGAGTACGCTCGGTTCATCCGGTCGCAGCCGTTTGTCGGGCCGACGTTTCCGGCGGCGCCCGCGCCAAAGCCGAACGTCCGGTGGCAAAGCGACATTCGCAAGCCGGCGCTCTACCACATGCTGATCGTCACGCGTGAGATGGGCGCCGCGATCTTGGGGGCCGCTCGTGGGCGTTGAATCAGTCGACATCGAGTTTCGAGCACGCCTTGACGACTTCAAAAAGACGCTGGAGACGATCCCCGGTCTGACGAAAAAGTCCGCCCGCGAGCTTACTTCCGCGTGGACGAGCGAGATCAAGAAAGCGGAGAAGCAAGGCGGCGACTCAATCCAAGCCGCTGCAAAGGAGGCGGAGAAGCTGGAGAAGATCGCAACGGCGATCGGTGGCCCAATCGGCGATGGCATCCGGCAGATCGGCGCGCTCGCCAAGGGTGCCGGCGCCGGGCTCGGTGAGATGGGTACGAAAATGTTGGCGATCGGCGCGACCGCCGCCGTGGTCATGGCGGCCGGGTACGCTGTCGGCAGCGTACTCACGAACATCGAAGCCTACGACGGCGCCGTCGCTAGCCTTGAAGCCCGCGACCTCGTCACCGATGAGCAGGTGTCGCAGCTTCACGCCGCATCGGCCGGCTGGGAGGCGCTTGGCAATCAGGCGTCAGGCTTTGCTGTCATCGTTGCGACCAAGGTTTCAAAGTCCTTTATGGACTTTCAGGTGGGCGCCGCTGCCGCGATCGGCTTCTTGCAAGACGGGCTCGACGGTGCGGCGCGTGCCGCGCGTGAGCTTGCCGATGCGCAGGCTAAGGGAGCGGCTGGGTTCTCGGAACAAGAGAAGCTGCTCAAATCGGTATCGGGGTGGTCCAAGCGGCTGCAAGAGCAAGAGAAGCGGACTGCCGACGCTCGCGCCGCTGCAATCCGAGAGGACGAGGCTGCCGCTGCGAAGCGCCGACAGATCGCCGACGCAGCCGCAGCGCAGCGCGAGAAGGACGCCGCCGCCGCAAAGCAGCTCGCCGACGAAGCCGCCGCCGACCAGCGCCGGTATGATCAGCTCGTGATTGACCTGATGGATCGCAAGCATCAGGCGTTCATGCAGTACACCGCCGATCTCGCCAAGCAGAACGAGGCGCAAAAGGCGAACGTGGCGGCCGTGCAGGAGATGAAGGATGCTTTCGCAGCGGCTGGAGAGGGCGTCTCCATGACGCTGGACAATCTCGGTAAAAACATTGACAAAATGGCGAACCAAAACAAAAGCGCCGCAATGGCAACGGCCGCTGATTGGGCAAACGCGCAAGACCAGATGCAGGCGCGGTCATCAGCCTTTGCCGGTGCGGTCATGGGCCTCGCTGACGTCATTAGTAACAACCAAGCCGCGCACCTTGACAGAGACAGTGCGGCCTACCGAAAGAACCGAAAAAAGCAGTTTGCAGCGCACAAGGCCGCAGCGATTGCCGAGGCCACAATCAACACGGCGCTGTCTGTCACAAAGACGTTGTCGCAGTACGCCTACCCGGTAAACATCGTTCTCGGTGCGCTGTCGCTCGCGGCTGGCGTTGCCACGATTGCCACGATTGCGGCGCAGAAGCCGCAGTTCTACACGGGCGGCCTTGTCTCGGCAGCGGCGCATGCAAACCAGCAAGCCGACGCGGTAGATGCCACGCTCCACGATGGAGAAGGCGTGCTTACCCGACGAGGTGTCGCCGCGATGGGTGGTGCCGAAGGGGTACGCGCGGTCAACGCTGGGCAACCGCTAGGAGGCGCGTCTGTTGTCGCCGTCTCCATGCTCGACTCGCGCATCCTCGGCGACGTGTGGTCTGGTTCTGGTCCGCGTGGTACCGGCGGACTGATGGCGCGGGTTGACTCACGGCTACACGGCGGGCTTCCCGGCCGCGCGCCTCCACGGAGCAGATAAAATGGCGGTGTCCGACATCAGCTCGACGCGGGCAACGTGGCAGGGCTTCCTTATTGAGGATCCGCGCGTGGTCGCCACCATCACCAGCGGCGACGAGGACGGCTTGCACGTCGGGCCTGCGACACCGACCACAACCGGCACGCTGAATCTGCGCACCGTCCGAAGCGAGCGAGCGACGGCGCAAAGCACGCTCGTCTTGACCACGACGCGACCGGGCGCCGCATCCTCGCAAGGCGTGCCGGCCGAAGTGACCGCCACCGTTGGCACCGGTCAGGCCATGGGCTGGATGGATCCCGTAGCTACAACCGGCTTTGCGCGTCTCGGGTCGAGCACCTACGGCGACATTCGGATTTGCCGGCGCGGCGGCGGGTACGGCGCAATCGTCAAGTCCACCGACCTGTCGGCATGGACCTCTGGCGAGATTCACGACATCTGCCACGTAGACACGCTGGGCGGCTGTCTTTACGTCGGCATGTACGACGACGGGTACCGCCTCGTGATCCGATCGGCGCTCTACCCCGACAACGCAACGAGCTCGCCTCAAAGCACCGAGCAGCGGACCACGATCGCGAGCACGACGATCACGCGGGTTCGCATTGCCTCGACGGGCGGCACCGCGATCCTTTTGGCGCAGCTTGGCACGAGCTACGATCGGCTCTACCAGTGGGCCAGCGACGACGGAGGCCTGTCGTGGAGGTACGTTGGTAGCACGTCCACCACCGCCGGCGATGATCCTCACGGTTTGGGCGACGTGTGCGCCGGGCCTGAAGGCTACGTGGTCTGCTACGCGGTAGGCGATGAAACGGGCGCGGTAACCACGCTCGATACCAAAATGACCGTTAGCCGCATCGCTTCGCCGTTCCTCCCGGCGTGGACGGGCTCGACAGCCGTTATCAGCGTCGGCGTTCGCATTTGGGACGACACGCCAAACGACCAAGTCTCGTACTTTCAGGCGACCATTTGCCGCGAGGAGACGGGCCGGCTTTGGCTGTACACTGTGCAGTTTCCGACCGACGGCGGGTCGGAGGATCGTGCGTCGTTCGCTTGGTGGTCCACCGATGGTGGCGCAACTTGGACGATCACGCAGGACACCGACGCGAACCGCTGGCTGTACTACGCCAACGCCGCAGATCGTCCGTCTGCGCTCGACTCTGTCTGCACAGGCGGCACGATCTACCTTGCGTTTTCCGCAAACTCCAGCGCCTACGTCCTGCGCCTTGGCGGGTGGTCTGGGCGAGGCACGACGATCACTGGCGCGTCGACGGGCGCGCATCAACGCGGGCCGGCGAATCTGACCCACGGGTGGGATCTCACGATCATGGGGATCGGCTCGCTGCCATCTGTGCTTGGGTGGACCGCAAGTGGGACGGGGACGGCAACGGCTGCGAACGATCACACCTCGTGGACCGGTGCAGGCGCGCCTAGGATCCTGCGGCTCTACACGCAGAACGTCACGCCAGCGACGGCCTCATTTGCCTTCACAGCGCGAGCGTCGGCCGCCATGACCGACCATGACGCCCCCGTCATCCTCGACGCTGTGACGGCCGATGGCGGCGCGACATACGGTGTCCGGATCGCAATCGGCTCTGACACGGTGCGCCTCTACCGGCGGACGCTCGTTGGCTGGACTGCAATCGGCTCGGCAGTCACTCACGGCTACGGCGACGTGTGGGCCGACTGGCTGGTCTATGTTTCTTGGAGCGGCGTCACGGCGACCGTTCGCGTCTCGGGTCGCACGCAGGGATCGGCTACGCTGGCTCTGAGCGCCACCGACGTACTGAGCAACTGGGTCGATCACATCAGCACGACGGCGACCTGCACCGACGTGGTGTTCACCGAACCGTCGGCGCGGATCTCCGTTGGCGGCTACGTTGCCAGCGGCGAAGTGGGCCGGATCGCGTGGCTGGGCTACACGAACACTAGCGGATCCCGAGTGGTGGGCACTCCATCGCAGATTCCAGGCCGATCACTCGGGCCGCTTTTCTGGGCGCCGCCCGACGTGCTCGTGCAGGCCGGCAGCGGGATTGCTCGGACGGGCGATCTGTGGACGATTGCCGACGAGGCAGATGGGCGGGTGGCGAATCTCCTCGACGCTGACCTGACCTTGCCTTGGCGGGCTCCATCTACCGGCGCGGCAACGATCACGCTGACGTGGGGCGATTCGCAGCCGATCAGCGGAATCATGGGGCTGCTGCTGCGCGGGCTCGTTGCCGAGGCCGTCACGGTCAAGGGCGACGGGGCGACCAATCTCAATCTGACTCGCGTTGCCGGCCCTCTTGACGCCGTGAAGGACGGCAAGGTCGTCAAGACCGATCCGGCCGGGTCGATTGTCGCTCGGCTGCATGAGGCGGAACACGTCGGCAGTTACATGCGCGTCGACGACGGCAGCATGCCGGCAGTCGCGCAGATCGCGCAGACGCGTGAAGGTGTGTTCGGCGGCCTTACCGGGCCTTCGCGGTTTGTGCTGGCCACCGAACCAGCGGCAACCGACGGCGCGGTGGACGTTGAGGTCTTGCCGACCGACCTTCTGCTGCTCTGGCACAACAGCGACGATTACGCCAACATCACGATTGAGCTTGGGGCGGCTACCTCGTCATGGCCGACCGGCACCAAATGGCAGATCTCCCGCGCGCTCGTGGGGCCGGTGCTGCTGATGGGCGACCAGTGGGAAACGACGATCAGCCTTCAGACCACGGCAACGCTTGATGACGGGAAGACCGCTGACGGCCGCATTCGGCCGAAGTCGCTTAGGCCGCCAAGTCGGATCCTGTCGGTCGCTTGGCCCAACGGCGTCCCCGAGGACCGCGTCTCGGAGACGGTGCCGCAGGTTGTGGGCGATGGGAGCAACAACCCGAGCGCATGGGTAGGCATGACCGGGCACACCGTTGAAGGCATGTTCCGCGAGCTTGGCGGGGCAGAGGGCGAAGTTGTCGCGATCCTGGGCGTTGCCTACCAG